TTGCGGATTTCCTCGTTCTGCTGTTCCTCGGTAAGCTCTGTATCAATTTCAGTTACGATGTTTTTTTCGGAATTCGCCATTTTTGTTTCCTCTCATGCAAAAACAGGGCCCTGTGAATGCTCACAGGGCCGCATTGGATGTATGATTCAGTTTTCCCCGGATCAATACTTGATCTTGGAGGCCAGTCTCACACGTCCGTTGACGTAGAGGCTCCATGCCCTCTGGATCAGGGATCCGGACTGCACGTTCTGCAGATCCTGGTTGCCGCTCGGAACGACATACGGATAGATGAATCTCTCCGAAGAGCCATTCGGCTGTGTCGGATCCTCACCGCCGGCGCCGTAGATGGTGCCGATGAAGTTCCATTCCGGCATCAGGCCCTTGGACATCCACTCCATCAGGTCGCTGATGAAGAGATCATCGCGGACAACCCACTCGGTGAACTCAAGGGTCTGGCCATGAGAGGTGTAGATCTCCATCTCATGGTCCGTACCAAGAGGCAGATACTTCTGGTTCGTGACATTCACGACAGCCTTATAAGACTCCATGGATGCCAGGAGCGTTCCATCTCCTCTGTACAGCACACCGTCCTTTCCGGACAGGATACGGCGAGAAGATGCAATATCAGCAGTATTTCTAATAGCCATGATTCAATCCTCCTCCTTTTATTCTGCGCTGACTGTCGGCGGTGCGAAGCGCAGCTGATAGGTCAGATAGATGCGCTCCATGGAGTCGGCATCATCAACACCGATCTGGAACCATGCGCTGTCTCCGGCCGGCGGGTTGTTCGGATCGAGGATAACGGTAGCGCCGTCCAGGAGCTTGTGCTCCCCGACCATCGCATCGGTGACACGCAGGATTGCTGCGATAACGGCCGCTCTTCCGTCATCATCGTTGTCGATCTTCGCTCTGATCGGCTCGATGGTCCGGTCGATACGGTCGAACATCTCGAAGCGCTCCTTGACGCGGCGGATCTTCTTCCAGCCTTCGTCCTCGTTCGCAGCCGGGTTGGTCAGAGTATTGATGCCCTTCTCAATGACGATCTGCTTATTCTTGTTCTTCGTGATCAGCAGAGCACCAGCTTTCAGTGCCTTAACGATCTGGGCATTGGTGAGATGCTCAGAAAGCTCAACAGCACCAGTAATGGACGTGTTGGTCAGAGAAACATTGGACGCACCGGCACAGATCATGCCGCCGACTCTTGCTGCGCCGAGGTAGCCTTCGTAGTTCTTTCCGTCTGCATCGATCCATGCATCGAACAGGAAGTGGATCTTCGCGTCATTGTAGGACTTGCAGAGGGCGATACGGGTATCGAAGTCCTCGGTGGAATGAGTTCCGAAGATGGCCATCGGATACTTGCCGTCCTGATACATTCTGTCAACGAATGCCTGAAGGGTAGCCGCAACAGCGGTTTCCTCGCTGTCGGTGACCAGCATATCGAAATCCTGGTCCTCGCAGGCATTGGCTGCAGTAGAATATGCAGTCGCATTTACGGTCGGATCCACGCCGCCGGTCAAAGCGACCTGGTTGATGGTGGCAAGCGTTCCGTCCCCTGCGGAAACCTTGGAAGCGACAACGTATTTGCTCTTCGCCAGAGCGGCGACAGCTCCGTCCGCTTCCTTCTTGTCGATCGCGATTTTGAAGGACTCAAGAAGAACGGTGTCTTCGTAGACGTCGATCTCCCTGATCGTGTCATCGTAGATGGAAGGCTTGACGGATACGGAAAGCTTTCTGGCTCCCGGATACTTTGCGGTCAGCTTGACCACATCAGCCTTGGCTCCGTCCTGAAGTGTGAGGGTTCCGTTCTCTCCACCGCTGCCGACACGGCAGACGATGATGTTCTGGACGCCCGCATTGAGAAGCTCGGTCAGGACTTCTGCTCCGGTTCCGGAGCCGATGACCTCACCGATCGCGCCGGGGGACTCGATCTCGACAGCCTTATTCGGCTCGCCCCAGTTGCCCTTTACCAGAGCAAGAGCAATGCCGGCTTCAGCTCCGGCAGCCTGCGGCTCTCCGGAGTTTTCATACCTCTTGTAAACTCCTGAACGCTCTTTCTGCTCACCAGATAAAAAAAATTCAGACATTGGTCCACCTCCTTACATTCCAAGGAACTTCTTGATTACGTCCTCAGCCTCCGGCACCGTTGCCTGCTTGACGCCTGCAACACGAAGAGCCGCGGTTACGATGTCCTGTGTGTACTTTCCCTTGAAAGCCTTATCCGCTCCGGCCGCAAGCTCTTCTGCGG